CGTTCGCGTTCTAATTCCGATTGTCTTTGTTGTTCTAAAGCCAAACTTCTTTGCGCTTCTTCAGAACCTCCCGCAGCTAATTGCGTTAATTGGTCTTCGCGTCGTTTTGAATCTGAAATTTCACGGTCAAGTTCTTCGACTCTTGCGCGGTCTTGTTCTCGATAAAAGTCTTGCGCAATTTCCAACATTTTGCGGTTTCGCTCGCGTTGTTTGTCAAGTTTATCGTCTTCAATGTCTGCGACTTGATCCGCCCCGTCTTTTACCGCTTCGACTGTTTTTTCGATTGTGTCTTCCGTCCCTTTTAAAATTTCATCGTTGAATTTTTTTGTGTTTTCCGCTTGTTCTTCCGCTAAATCAACACCAGGAAGAACCGACGGCGCTTTTTCCCCAGCTTTTTTTGATTCCTTTCTTCTTTGTCTTAAAAGTTCGTTAATTTCTTTTATTTGTTCAATCCTTTTGTCAATAACCGGATTTGAATCTTTAACAACTTTTAATTCCGCTTCGTCCGCTTTTATTTTTTCCTCCAACAAGTCGATTGATTCTTGCGTGTCTTTCTTTTCAAGGTCTATTAATTTTTTATTTCCTCCAAAATTCTTAATCCTTTCCGCTAAACCTTTTCTAAGTTCTTCAATTTCCTTTTTATTGAAATCGATTCGGTTTTGAATAATTTCGTTTTCAGCGTTCGCCGTTGCGGTCAAGTCTGTTAATTCTTCTTCGTTAATTCTTTTGTTTTCCTCTAAATCGTCGCGAAGCGCTTGAAGTTGTGAAATTGAATAACGTCTTCGGGCTTGGAATCTGTTTTCCAAACTTGCGCCCGTTCTTTTTTCCAATTCGTCTTGTTTTTCAATAGTTTCGTCAATTTCATCATTGAACAACGAAAGCGCCGTGATTGCAGCAGTAATTGCCGAAACAACCAAGCCAATTGGGTTCGCCTTCATTACAGTATTAAGGCCTTTGAACGAAATCGCAGCGCCTTTAATCCCTTTCGAAAACAAAGCCGTTGCAAGTTGCGCCCCTTTCGTAACGAGTGTATAAGTCGAAGTCGCTAATCTTGCCGCATTTATTGCCACTTTATAACTAACCCAAGCCGAAACACCAACAGCAATGATTTTGAACCCTTGTTTTAACGCGCTGAAGAACGAACGAACGTCCCCTTCGTCAATCGTATCGAAAAACTCCTTTAATTGCCTAATTAACGGCCTTAACCCTTCGACAATTACTTGCCCGACAATTTCTTTAACGTCCCCGAATGAATTTGAAAGTTGAGTGAATCCGGCGTCGGCTTTTGCGGCCGCTTCGGCTGAGCCTCCATATTGCTTATTTAATTCGTCAAGGATTATCGATTGCGCTTCAGCAAGTCGCCCAGATTCGGTTAAAGTCTTAATAACTTCCTTTTGTTCCGTGCTGAACTGAATCCCGGACCTACTCAAAGCGGATAAATTCGCAACCGGATCGTTTAAGGCTTTACCTAATTGAATCGATGCGCTTTTCAAATCGCCGTCGAGTCTTGTCGCCAAATCAAGCGCAGCCGCTTGGGTTCTTTTGAAATTTTCGCCCGTGATATTGGTAAACGTTAAAAGCTGGGCCGTTGCGTTTTTCAAAATTTCTTCATCCCCGAACAAAGTATTTCTTTGCAAAGCCGTTGCTTCCTCTTTTAATTGTCTAAGCGATAGCCCCGCAGCGCCTCCGGTTGCTTCGATACCGGCTTTAACTTGTGCGACCGCTTTTTCTTGTTCCCTGAATGCTTCGATTGAGGAATCAATAAACGATTTAACGCCAGCAATTCCCGCAGTAATACCCAAGAAACCAAGCCCACGCGAAAACAATGAACCAACACGTCCCCACGCGTCCGCATAGTTTCCGACATTCCTTTGTGCGCGTCCGGTTGCCATTTCTAAATCTCCGACGGCTTTCCTTTGCGCTTTTATTTGATTCAGTAATAACCCCCCGACTTGTGCGTTTTCGCGTTCCTCTTTGCTTAAATTATCGTAAGCCTTTGTCAACCTCGATAATTGTTGACGCATATCTTTAATCGATCCGGCAACGGCTTTGTTTTTTTCAATACGTGCCTTTTGTCTTGCTGCTTCTTTCTCTGCCCTTTCTTTATCTTTTTCGGCTTTCCTTTTTTGGAATTGTTCTTCCTTTTGCGCTTGTCTTCGATCGTATTCAGCATTTGCCCTTTTTTCCGCTTGCAACTTCTCTAATCGGGCTTTTTCTAAAAGGGCTAATTTGTTTTGAAATTGCGCTTCTTTTTCGGCTAATCTCCTTTTGTTTTCAGCATTTTTTTCCGCTTGTCTTCTATCGTATTCGGCGTTTTTCCTTTTCTCCGCTTGTAATTTTTCTAATCGGGCTTTTTCTAAATCTGCTAACCTCCTACCGTATTCAGCTTCTTTTTCGGCTAATCTTCTTTTATTTTCAGCGTTTTTTTCCGCTTGCCTTCTATCGTATTCAGCATTTTTTCTTTTTTCTTCTCTAATTTTTTCAGCCTCTTTTGCTGCGCGTTTTTCTTCTTCTGCTATTTTTTTTGCTACAATTAAGCGGTGCTTTTGAAGTTCCGCTTCCGTTTCAATCGCCTTGTTCGCTTTCTTTCTCGCTTCGCTTAATTTCTGAACGTCTTCAGCCGTTTCAAGTTTGTTCGCCTTGACTTCATCTTTTAACGCACTACCGAATTTTCGAATTCCTTTGATCGATTCGTCAATTTCTTTTTGAATGTCTTTGAAAACCTCGATTAAAGGTTTTCCAAAATCCGGTTCGAAAAAGTCTTTGTTATTTAATTTCTTTGCCATATTGCGCCGCTTGTTCTTTCATTTGTTTAACGTACGAATATACTTTATTCGTGCTAATTTCCTTTTCGTTGATTTGGAAACCTATGTATTTTTCAATTCCCGCGATAAATTCGTGAAGTTTTACGGGTTTGAATTCTTCGTTCTGATAATTTAATTCGAGTTTTTGTTGTTCCCCTTTCAACCTGGCACGAATTACAGAACTTTTCGTCAACATATAATCTAACTGCAAATTAATGATTTTCTTTTCAATTAGTAGTCGATTAAAGAATTCGTCAGTTAATGCGAAGTTTTCGATAAATTCCGCATCCATTTTGCGCCACAATTCCGCCAAAACACCTTTCCAAACTTTCCGTTTTGTTAGCTTACTAGCTTCTTCGTTCTTGAAATCTTCGAACAAATAAACAAAATCGCCCGTTTCGCGGACCTTCCAAAAGTTGTAAATCGGTAAATCGTCGAGCGTTTCAAAGTATTTCATAGTTTGTTTACAATATATTGATACATTTCAACCAAAATTTGGTCCTTTACAATATTAAAAGAAAAATCGTCAAGTCCAAGAATGTCGATTCCGTATTCGCTGAACAAGTTCGTGTTTTCTTTGTTCGGATTCGCATCTAAAACGATTCCGTCCTTTACAACCGTAACCGTGAACGATTCGTAAAATTCGCCCGTGTCCCGTAGTGTAATATGGTCGTATCGTTGCCCCTTTTCCCGTTTTATTTCGACTGTGTAATCTGAATAGTCGCCAAGACTTCGACCCTCCGAATCCGTTCCGCGTTCATATAGTCTTTCTTGCTGAAGTTCGATTATTAGTTCTTTAATATTGTCAAGGTTCAGGACCGCAAAAATAACGTCGCCGAAGTCTAATTTTGCATATTTCGAAATTGTCTTATAAATATCCATAATGAAAAAAAGGGAACGTCGCCGCCCCCTCCTTTAACCTATTAACTACTATAAACAACTAACTGCCTTTTCTTTTGCTCGCCGGCGTTGCTTTCGCTTTTCCGACTTTCTTCCCCGTTAATGCTTCGTAAATTGTTACAAGATTAACAATTCCGTGCGGTTCGAATGTTGCTTTGAATTCAGGGAACGTCATCTTTTTGACGGCGTCCCTTTTAAATTCTGTCTTGCAATTTCCAACCAGGAAGAACCCCTTCGTTTTTGCCTCTTTAACAATTACCGCCATTTATTAAGGAATTGTGATTGTTACCGAAGGGATCGCGCTGAAGTCGTAACCGTTTTTAGATGGCGTTAAGCTTAACACGTCGCCGGTTGTTTCAGCACTGAACGAGAATACATAAACACCTGCGCTTGATTCTGTAACGCCTGAAATCGTAACCGAACCAGGAGTTGGCGAAACTTCTTCAAGTGAAAAATCCCCAGCGATTAAGTCCTCAACTGGATCGCCGTAAGGATCAACTAAAGTCATTGTGAAACCAGTTGTTGAAATTGCCGAAGCCGTTCCGCTAACGTCTAACAACGAATAGAAATCTTCTAATGGCGAGAATCCCGAATCCAAGTCGCTTGCTTCTAAAACTCTAAGGTCCGCATCGTCTTCGATTTGTCTAAAGTTGAAATTCAATTCGATTTTTTCCGAAGTTGAATACGTCGGTTTTACTAATCTATTGAAGTAACTTGCTTCGTCAACCAAAATCGGATAAAGATCCGTATCCCCGTCGCATTTCTTATAAATAATATTATCGTCCTTGTCGATAATGTAAACACCGAATTTTACATTTTCCCAGCTTTTTAGCTGCGATAAATAGATTGTTCCTTGTTGGATTGCGTGACCTACAAAGTTTCTTGTCCCCCTTCTTGTTTCAATAACTCTACCCGAATCTAATGTTTCAACCTCCGGATCAGCTCTTTCGTCCGTAACGTTGTCAAGTTCTACAATCGGATAAAATCTATCCTTCGCGTTCGCTTCGTTGAATTTAGTAATCCAATTCGATAGCGTTGCCGCGTTTGCAAGCGAAATTTTATTTTTTGTTCCGTCTGCTGCATATTCCGGAACGAAAACCAATCTTTTTGCGATTGCCATTTTTGACGGACAACCCGGTTTTCCTAAGTCTACATAATTTGTTGAACAACTCATTGTTTTTTTATTTTAATTAATTTTTGAATTCGTTTTGAAATTTACAATTTTTGTTTTTTGGTTGTACACTAACAACACAAACAATTTAACGCGTTCGACATTGGGACGTCGATTTCTATTCCGACACCGGTTAAATGGTTGTCGAATATAACGTCAGAATTTGTTTGTCCGTTTCGAATTACACGAACAGACCATTTCGAAAATTTTTCAACTCTATAACTTTCGTCCTGGATATAAACGCCGCGTTCTTTCTCTAATTGGTTGACAAATTCCTCGCTCAATTCCTCCATTCGGTCCAAAACTTCCGTGTAAATTTCGGAAATTGTTTTGTCGAAATGTTCGCACATATCCATGAAATAAAGCCTCAAAGTCGGCGTTCGCTGGATTATGTCGTTTTTATCGCGATTCTTTACAATGTTTTTAACCTCGAATAATATAATGGCCGGATAGTTGTTTCGCTGATCCGATTCCGTGTTTCTTTCGTTGTTTATGTCGACTGGGTTTCCGTAAAAGAAATAAGGAAAATTCGCCGTCCATGAAGTCGCCGCGCTTAAATCGGTCGAACTTAAAACTTTTATCGACGTATTCGAAACAACTTCTCTAACAAGTGAAGAAGAACCAAGAACACTAATGTAATGCCCAGAAACGACATCGAAAGTGTTTGTTACGTTTAAAGTGTAAATTCCCCCGCCTTCATTCACAACGGACGAAATTGTTCCCGTCCTTTTGTTGCGTAACTTGGTCACGACTGAATCGATCAATTGTTCTTCGGTTGTTCTTGCCATATTACCAAATTCCTATTTTATTCAACTTCGAAAAATTCCACAAATCGAATATTTCGTAACTAATCGAAACCGCCCCCGAATAACTTTTTCCAGTTGCTCCGGTTATGTCGAAACTCGTATCGGCTACAATATTTGAAAATGTGTATTCGTCGCCTTCAATCTTTACGGTTGCCCCGTCCACCATGTAACGAGTATCCGAAACATTAAAAGTAAAAGAGCCGCCCCCATTGTCCACAACCGAAGTGGAAGTTCTTGTTTGTTCGTCGTTGTCATAAATAAATTTATAGCAGCTATGATACAATTCAATTGCTTTATTGTACCTCGTTTTTATTAATCGTGAAATTTCTTCCATCGAAGCGTTCGCGCTTGCTTGACTCGCTCCCTTTACCTGGCCTACGATTGCGTTTTGAAACGATTGTTCACGAACGAAATTGAACCAGGTAAACAAACGAAGCATTTTTTTTACCCCTACGAAATAAACCGATTCGTTTTCGCCGTTTTCATTCTCAACCGTGTAATTGTAACCGTTTAATAAATCGGTCCATTTTTGAAGCGTTGGCGTTGGTAATTGCGCAACAAATTGAATGTAAAGCGTATCGCCTAACAACGAACGAAGGAATTTTTCTTCCGTTTCGTCAATGTAACTTTGCAAATCGGTATCGACCGAATTGTTGCGAGTTAATTTTAATTCGCCCGCGCTGAAGTCCGCTATTGAAATAATCGACATAATGCAATAATAAAAAAAAAGCGGCTACATAGTAACCGCCCACATCAAACAAAAAACCAATAGAAAATTATTTTTTTAATTCTTCAGCTAATCCAGCCGCTAAAAGTTTCGAAGCGGTTTTTTCATTAACTGCAAGATTTCCGTCGCTATTCAAAGCGCCTTCCGGGAAACCTTTCTTTTTTCCTTTTGCCGTTGGTTTTAATATTACTTTAACCGATTTAGCTTTTTCAATTTTATTGTCCATTTGAAAACGTTTTTAAATTTTCACTAATATAACAAAAAAAAGGACGGTATTTAAACCGCCCCTTTATTATTTTACCCCTTTAAAATTATGGAGTTTCCAAAGCAGCTTCAGCAGTTGAGAAAGTACCAGTCACGAAACAAGTTGTATCATTAGTTTCGATTAAAACTTCTCCCCTCCATTCTGCAAGGATTGTCATCATGTTTTCGCGGAAGTCGTTCCCGTTTCTTCCCATTTCAACAGTGATTCCGCCTTTTTCAAGAATTAACGCTTTGTTGAAAGCTCCAACTAAGAAATCCCCTTGCGTGATCGCAGTCGTTTCGATAATTGGAATACCGTCAATGTTCATAGTTGAACCAGCTTGTAACACTCTTTGAACGTAACGTTTGTCAGTCGAAGAAACTTTTTCAAACTTCAATCCAGTAACGTCGCTTGGATGCATTACGATTGCTAAGTTCGAAGCGTCTTGCTCTGCAATTTTGATTTGATTAACAGCCGCCGCGATTACATCCACTTCGTTTGCATTGTCCACCGCGTTAGCGAACGCACCAGCAGCGAACGCAGTTGCTTGCGTGATAACCCCGTTTAAGTTTGTTCCAGTACCGTTACCGCCTAAAACTTGTGCGTCAACTCTAATAAATAAACGAACGATTAATTTGTTTCTGAACCAAGATTCAAACATTGCGTCGTCGTCTAGCATTTCAGTTGAAACTCTGAAATATGCAGTTTGCTTCAATAAGCTAACAGACGAAACCGCAAATTCGTTGTCGATTTGGTTCTTAGCAGCCGCTTCAGCAGTTCCAGCCGCCGCACCTTCTTGATTTCTTTCGAAAGCCCATTCAACAGTATTTCCCGAAACTGTTAATTTTGGGATAAGGTCGTAAACTCTTGGTTGTCTTTCAGCAATGTTGTTGATTCCTGGAAGTCTTACCGCTTGCGGCATTGTACCAGTAACCGACCCCGCGAAAGTCATATCGCCAACCGCTTTTCTTTCAATATCGAAAGTTACCCTTTTGTTCCCTTGTAAAAATTCGCTTCTTGCGTCCCCTTTTAAAGAACCTAAAGTTTTCGAAACTGAATCTTCAACCGATTTAACTTGAGATCCAGCAAGCGAACCGTCTTGTAGTTTTCCAAGAATGATTCCTTGTTGTTTCACTGCGTTTCTTAAAGATTCAACTTCACGCGATTTTAACGCCTCGATTTCTTTTTTCAAGTCGTCTGAAACGTTTGCGTCTTTTTTCGCAGCTTCTTCGATTGCCGCCATTTTTTCTTTTAGTTGGTTTTGCTCCCACGTTAATTTCTCAACGTAGTACTTTTGCAACTCAACTTCATTCATTTGTGCTAAAACTTCCGCACTCTTTAATTCAAAAGCCATTGTCTTTGTTTTTAAAATTTATTTATTTGATTTATCCAAAATAAACGTTCATTCAAATTTGAATCGTTCGGCTTGTCTTCCTTTAAAGTGGTTTTAAAATCCGGCTTCATAGAAACAAGTGAATTTTGTAATTCTTGTATTTGTTTGAAAGTTAATTCCAAGTTTTGAAGTCGTTCGTCAGTTCCTCCACCGTTTCGCAACGTCTTTTGAAACCTTTCCGACATTTCGTTTAATTTCTCGATTAATTTATCGCGTCCCTCCGCCCCTTTCGCTACATCTAAAACCGGCGTGAATTCATTCGCCCCGAACGTCACGGCTGAATTTTCCCAAAGTTTTACTTCGGTAATTTCGAAATGGCCGTTGTTCGAATCAAATGTTGATTTGTCCGCCTCGATGTAATTCAATTTGTCTTTGATGTAATTAAACCCGATTGAATGTTCGCGTAAAATCCCGTCTTGGTAATCAAGAAGCGCGTCAGTTCCTTTTGTTGATCGTCCCAATTCAGAAACGAAAACAAGGCCTTTTTCATCCTCGTAAAGTTCAACGAATTTTCCGATTTGATGTTCCCAATCGTGATTCCTTAAATGCGCAATTTTACGATTTCCCGCCGTCATTGGTCCGCGCTCATGGATTGATTTCAAGAACGCCCCTTTTCTGATAACGTCGTTGTCCGAGTCCATAACGTCGAAAGCGGACGCGTAACCTTTTACACGTCTTGACCCTTCGTCAATGTCTTCGATTTTAAACGAAATCGACTTAACGGGATAATGTTTTGAAAGTTTTGATTCAACATTCATATTTCAATGTTAAATATTTTCGTTGTTGGTTGTATCGGTTTTATCCGAATTTCTTTTCAATTGGTCGTATTCTTCGCCTTCCATCGGTTCGTTCCCCATATAAAGACGGGCTTCGTTTTGCGTCCAAATCCCACCGTTGACCAAATTAACCGCAACACTCGATTGTTTTTCCTTGTCGGCTTGTAGCGCTGGAACTTTCGCCGTCGAATAAGTTATTCGTAATTTGTCCCCGTCTACCAAATCCGGAGTCACGCACATATTCAAACCGTCTTTGATCGTATCCGCCAACGGAAGAACAACGTCTTCGAACAATGCTTTTTCCGCTTCTTTTCGGTTGTTATAAGTACTCGAAGCCGTATCGTTCAGAACTTCAGCGTCAACGCCGTAAACAGAACAAAGCGTTCGAAGTGGAATTACAGACATTTCAATTAATTTCAAATCGCTTGGACTCATTCCGATTTGTTGGTAGTTTACTTTATTACCTCCAAAAGCAATTTTTCCGTATTTGTTCGGTCCTGAATTCCTTTTGTTCCAAACTTCCTCGATGTCTTCAATTTCTTCGTCTGTTAGCGGATAATCAGCCGTCGACGTTATTATTCCCGAAGCTCCGCGATTCTTTAAAATTGATCCGTTCGCCTCCCAAGAATTATTTCCACTTTGCACAACGTACCAAGCCGCACGTATTGGACTCATTCCGTAAAGTCTTTCCTCAAACGTTCCAACTGGATTAACCATTTTTTGAAATAACATTTTTTCGTAAGGGATAAACGAATTTGTGATTTCTTCCAATTCGAAACCTTTGATCGGGTTCATATAGTCGCCCGCTACAATGTCGATTTTATCCGCCGGCATTGTTGTAAGTTCAGCAATTCCAGGAAGTCCGATTGATTCCGATTTGTACATGTACGAATGGCCGAGCAGTAAATAATAAACCGCGTATTCTTCGATTAACCCTTGCCACGTTGTCAATTTATTCGGTGCTGCCATTAATTCGTTCCATTGCGTCCCCTCTGTTTTTTCCCATCCGTCGACGGTTTTAACCTCAACTTGCCAATCGATTTTCTTTAAACCTCTTGTGATTTTGTTAATTATTGAATAAACGTCGGAACTTTTCGCGTAACCTTCTTTGATAATTAATTCGTCGTTTTGGTCCGTCATTCCCAAAATACGGTTGAAACCCTGAAGTCTTGAACTTGTCGCCGCTCTATAAAGTGGATTGTCCGTTTCAACTCCCGTTAATCTTGAAAGCGCTTTCGCTGCGATTCTTTGAAAAATATTCATTTTATCCAATAAGTTTTCGTGACCATTCAGCGCAACCGGTTAAACAGTCGGGCGCGTCGTCGTTTTTATTTTTTGATTCTAAACTAAATCCGGTTAAATCTACATAAAATTTTTGCCACTTGTTTTTGTAGTCCGTCGGAAAATAGCAATGAAGCGCCAACCACTGCGCTTGTGTTTTGATTCTTGCAATTTTATTTGCGCTTTGCCTGAACGGAACGATTTTACAACTTTTGTGTCGTTTCTTTAATAAAAGTTGCTGAACCGCCCTTGCAAATCCGCGCCCGCCATTGTTCGATTCAATGTAACATTGGTCCGTTTTATTCTGAATTAATTTAGCAGCCAACAAAGGTTCGGTTCGCTCCATTGGGTCCTGTGTGTAAAGCGTGTCGATAATGTAAATATTTCCGTCGAACTCCTTGAACCAAATCGCGCAAAGAAAATCTTTTCCTTCGTCTGCCGTGTCCACATAGCAACGAATTAACGAAGGTTGTTCGCGCCCTTTGTCATCCATTGGGAAATGGTCGTAAGTTTTTAATTCGGAATAAAGCGAATTTTTCAAGTCCATTGGTTCTTGATGGTAATTGGCCCGCAAAATTGTTTCGTCCATCATTTTGCGTTTGTCTTCGTAGGTTTCCCGACTCATGAGTTCCGGACAAAGCATTTCTTCCCCGTTGAAAACTTCCATTTTTAAAACGTACCAGTCTTCCGGTTCTTGGTCCAGTAGATAGCCGCACAAATCCCGCTTCGCCCAACGTGTCATATTGACAATGTTTTTCGATCCTTCTTCAAGCCGTGACAAATACGTGTTTTTGTAAAATTCGATTATGTCATCTAGCGCCCTATCGTTAAACGCTTCTTTGTAGTTCTTGACCGGATCGTCAATGATTCCAATATTTGCACCGACTCCCGTTATCGTACCAGTTAAAGACGTCCCTAAATACGAAAGCGGCTGGCCTTGAATCGCCCAAAGTTGAAAAGACGCATCGCCTTTTTTTATTTTCGTATTCGGGAAAATATCGGGATAAACTAAAATTCTAGAATCAACAGAAACCGTGTCGATCATGTTTCGGACCGCTTTCGAAAACCTTCCGGATAATGTTTCGTTGTAACAAACTGTAAAGATTTGGTTCGTTACGTCAACGCCTAAAATGTAAGCAGCGAATAAGGTCAGCGTATAGGACTTCCCGTGACGCGGCGGAATGTTAATCATTAGTTTCGAATAAGGCGTTCCGTCCGGCTTCAGCAGCTTGTCAGAATAAAAGTTTTCGAGCGTGTCGCAAATTGTTTTCAGGTGTGGCCGTGAATCTTTGTAAAATTCCGGGTTCATCGCTTTGCAAAAGTTCCAAAACGACTTTCGAGCCAAAGCGGCTTCAATGTCTTTTATTGGAATATTAAGAAGGTTCATCGAATCGAATATCGATATTATAAGTTTGATTCGACGGCGTTTTTCCTCCGTGATAAGGAAAATGATACAAACCGAACCAAATTGTTTTGTGCGCCTTTAATTTGGCATGATACCAAGTTTCTGCCTTTTGATTAACGTCTTCAATCATTTGGAAATTCGTTTTGTTCGCGTAGCGGTATTGGTACGAATCGAAAACATTCAACTTCGGCCGACTTGCAAAAGCGATTCGAATTGAATTGCGTCGATACAAAACCGAAGTGATTCCGAAAACCTTATTCTTTTGGTAGTTGTCCGGCTGAATTGCTCCTGGGCTCAAACGATACCAAAATTTAATTTCCTTTTTGAAGAAGAAGAACTTCACGTTTCGGATCTTAGTCCACATTAAACCGTCCGCGTAATGGTTGCCCCCTTTAATCCAATAACGGCCAGGAAGCGGAACGAAAAGTTTTGATTCAATATATTTGAATATCGCGTAAGTTCCGAAGCTAACAAAAGCCAAAACGAAAAGCCATTGAGTAAAGAACGTCAACGCGTCGTTTGGATAAATGTAACTAATTAAGATCGGAATCCACATTGCAAAGATTATTGAAATTATCAACGATTGTTTTTTCATTCTCCCAGCTTCTTTTTTATTTCAAGCAGCTTTTCCAAATCGTTTGATTCGAGCGCGTTTAGGTCGACTGTTTTTTGTTCGATTGACCCCGAATGTTGAACCTTGTCTTCTCGCTTGTCAGCCCAACCGAAGCGGTTCTTCATGTTCATGTAAAACAACGTTGCTGAAAAATCTTTATTCTCTAAGTTTACTCTACCTTGCTTTAACCACCACCCCTTTGAAAAATCTTCTCCTTTTTTTTTGGAGTCTAAAAACTCAGGGTATTTATCACACCAATTATAAAATGTTTGTTTACAAATCTTTAATTCATAACATACTTCTTCTATACTCATTCCTTCGTACATTAATTCGATAAGTTTCTGACAAAGTTCTTTTGTGTATTTTGTAGGTCTCATAAAATACTATCTTTTTTAGACATATTCACAGATGGGTTTAATAATTGAATATTTGATTTTGTGTGCTTACCTCCTTTTGATAATGGAATGATATGATCGATATGGTAATCGTGTTTTATACATACTCCACTTAATGCGCATTTGTAGTTTTGTTTAATCATTAATTCTTTTATAAATTTTGAAGTGACGCTTCCGTCTGACGTTGTTCTTTTCAACGCTCTTCTTTCAGAATTTAATGCTTTTACCTTTGCTTTACCGTCTTCTGATGAATATCTTTTGCGTTTATATTCGTTAATTAAATCTTTGTTTTTTATTTGATATTCTTTAACCTTTTTTTTGTAAGATTCTTTTTGCTTTAATTTTCTGTAATGGTCTCTATTTTTAATATAATAAAGCTTTGCGCAATCTTTACACCTAGACTGATATCCAGTTTTAGCTCTATTATCCTTTGCAAAATCTGTTATTTCTTTTTGAGTTTTACAAGAATTACAGAAAGTTGTTTGTTCAAGTGTTTTGCTAGGTCGCGCCATAATGTTACCTAATATAAGCTAATTTGAACCAAATTTGTTCAATTTTGTATAAATTTTTTATGTAGTCGATTGATTTTTCACGAAGCGCAAATTTACAACGGCCGTACAGTTTTTGAATCATTGCGTTTTCGAGTTGCTGCGAATTAAGCGTTTTGCACTCGATGCACATTTGATAAATAAACCGTTCGCGTGAATGTTTCGTTGCGAATGGAAGTTGTTCTTTTGCGTATTGCAAAAAGTCGTTTAAAGCGCGGTCGTGTTCAATGTCCATCGGGTGCGAATATAAGCGATTCGGTCGAAATAAAAAAATGTTACCGCGAAATGTTAGTGTTTATTGGGGTTTGCGGCGGTTGGTCCAAAACTGGAACAAAAACGGTAACAAAACTTGAATTCATTGAAACGTTAGTATTTATTAGGGTTTGAATGGAAACGCTCGTTCGGTTACAAAATATTTCCCTATTGTGGTCTAGTTTTCATAAACAGTTCAAAACAAAAACACTAAAAGTTTTTTACCCTTATTTCTATTACTATTATTCTTTTTTTAAATATTAATTTAATAGAAAAAAATATGTTATTTTGTAACTGATAAGATAAAGCACTGAAAATCAAACAGTTTGGAGTTACAAAAATGGAACAAAACTTGCCCATTTGGTTACAAAATTTGCAAACTTTTGTTACACCCCGAAAAATAATCGATATAAACAAGCTTTTTAACATTTAATTTAGTCAAATTTGATATAAGTAAAAACTATAAGTTCAAGTCGGTTTAATTGAATTTATCTATATTGAAACAACTAATTCAAAAAAAGTTTTAACTTTGGATTTGTAGGGTGAGAGCTGCATTTAAAAAATTTTATACAAATCCGTTTATGAAAGAGTCTCTCACCTCTGGATTAAGCGGTTTTTTTTTATGGAAATTATAAGCGAAGAATTAAAAAAGTACACAAAACGTCAAATTGAAGAAAAATTAAAAACCTTTAGACAGCCACAAACGGAAATTAGTCGTATTGATAAGTATTACAAACCATCTATTGAAGAATTTTACGAAGGATTTGAATTTGTAATTTTACAAGATTATAACGATTCTGAAGTTGAAGTTGAGGTTATCCCTTTTAATTTTACTTTTTCAGATTTAGAAAGATTTTTCGACCCCGAAAAATTATTAAACAAAGAAACGGTTTATCATGTTTCCGAACCGATCTATGTTAAAAAACTGGATCATTTCGACTTATACGATTTAGGATTTAAATATTTAAAACGTAAAAAATACAAAGAAATTTATTTTCGCGGAGATGATAAACTTTATTACTATCCATTTAATAACCTTATTGAAATAAAATATCCTTTCGACGAGGAAGAATCTAAAACACTTTTCATTGGCGAAGTAAAAAACAAAAGCGAATTAAAAAGGATTTTAAATTCTGTTTTATAATAATTGTATTTAACCAATATACCCGGACCGCCTCTTAACAATGCGCAATGTTCCGGGTATTTCATTAAAAATAATTAACTTTTTCGCTTGTCAATTAAAAATAGTTTAGTAGATTAGCGGTATGGAAAAGATAAGCATCAAAGAATTAGAAAAACGAATCGCAGCGATCGAATCTAAAAAAGGAGTACAAGGAAACAAGGGAAAAAAGAGACAAGCAAAAGAAAATTAATGCGCTTAGAAAAGAATTAGAAGAACTTGAAAAAGATAATTGATTATGACAGCAAAAAAATTTTTAGAAACTTTTTATGAAGAGCCATTACATATTGCAGATATTTTTGAAATGGAGGAAGTCGTTAATGTTATGGAAAGATATGCGTCTATGAAAATAGACGCTTATAAAGAATGCTTTGAGCAATTTATTCCAGTTGATAAATGGGATGAAGCTACAAAGTTTTTAAGTACCTATAAAGATGGATTAGCAAAAGACTTTGAAAAGAAAGAAAGATTATGAAACCAAAAGAAAAAGCATTGTCATTACTTGACAAAGAACAATTTTTAAGGCAAGTAAAAGCAGAGGCAGAAAAAAGACATTCGTATGAGGGAGGTGGACTAATGGCAAAAATAAAAGTTAATGCAGAACAACAAAATTTTATAGAGCCTGCAATGTGGGCTTATGAGTTATTAATTAAAAACATATCATAATATGAGATACGCAAAACAAATATTATTGGATGAATTAAGGGTATTAAAAAACGCAATTGCATATAGTGATTGGAGCCAGTATAAAGAGGCATTGAAAGTAAGAGAGGAAAAATACAGGGATCTTGAGAGGGCAATAAAATTGATTGATAAAACAACGATTGACGCTATTTGACAATGAACTACAAAGAACTAAAACAACAGAAACGCAGCGAATTATTATTAAAGTTGCGAACCGGTATGAGTGTAAGCCGCTTCGAAGTTTACCCGCACCGAAAAGAATTACGTCGAGCGCTTCAAAACGATTCGGAAGCGTTGGAACGTTTGGAATTTATGGTTGAATCGGTTGAGAATACAATTTAAATTTATAGATATGGAAGCAATAAAAAACGACATCGCGAAACGCGTTGCAAAACTAGAAGACAGAATCATTCAATTTGAAAACCCGGAGCGAATCGCCGCGACTAATTTACTTGAAGAACTGGCCGGATCGATTGACTTCATGCAAAGAAAAGTTCGTAAACAACTGGAAGACGTTCGCTTTTACCAAGAATCAGGTCTTTCGACCGTTTCGAATATGCGTTATAAGGATTGGACCGTTTCGAAAGCTGCATTGACAAGGCTGCAAGATCGTTATCGTAAAGTATTGGGTTTGTTGGGTTCGTGATGAATAGTAAAGAAATAATACTTGAAAGCCGGGTTTCTGAACTTGAAGAAGAAATCGGAAAACTCCGGAAAGGATTGACCGTTTCAAGACTTCGCGAAAATGGCGTTATAGCTTGCCAACACAAACAACATTGGAGAACATTGCAAGAAGATGGCACTATTAAAAAAGTTTGCTGTAAATGCAATAAAAAATTAAAATCATGAAGAAGTTTAAAATTGTTTTTTATTTATTGTTAGTTGTTTTGTTTAATAGTTGCTCAAGTGACGTAAGATTATCAAATGCGCAATGCCCCGTTATTATGATTGCTGAAATGGAAATGCAGATTGATGTTCACAATGGCGGTATTTTATTACAATGTGGTGATGGTGAAATTATAGAAAGCACTTGCGCATCTTTTTTTGGCGCATCTATTTCAAACACTTATAATGTTGGTGATACTATTATACATTGCAACTAACAACTTTATAAACGAGCCTTCACAACTGCGTGAGGAAAGAACGTTGCGTTTATAAATCTCTTATCAAATAGACCGTTTCGTTTTGATTCGGTCTTTTTTTATTCGTACCCAAGCGCAGCCAAAACGCGCTGAATCGTTTCGTCAACCCCTTCGGTTGACCTGGCCAGCATATAAACGAATCCGTTTTGTTCAACTTTGTTTTGGAATATCTTTTGCGCCGGTTGTTGCGTTCCTTTTCCGGTTTTAAGTTCCAGGAATACAATTCGACCGTTTCCAATAACGGTTAAATCTGAAATTCCTTTTCGCATTCCTTTCGCTTTCAATTCTCGAATCTTTCCGAAGTCTTTTCGTTCTTCCCCTCCGAATTCAACCGCGTAAACAAAAAGGCCGGGACGTTCTAGTTCCAGCCTTGAAAGTTTATAGAATAAGTTTATTTGGAATTGTGTTTCTTCGTTTTTTCGCATTGGGCGAAGATAAAAAAAAGCCGCGTAATTGTGCGGCTGATTCTTTAAAATGGTAATGTTTCCGGTTCGTTGTCTTTTTCTTTCGGACTACCGAACAAATTGACGCGTTCTTTAATTCCGTGACCTCTTGAAACGACCTTTGATTTTTCAAAGTGAATTTTGTTGTGTTCGCAGTATTCTTCAATCGCTTTCAGAATCTTATTTTTCGAAGGTCTATATTTAAATTGAATGTCGTTTTCATTATAGTAATTTGTTAAGCTTTCCAAAAACTCTTTTGAACCGACTTCGTGTTTTTCAATCCAAGTCGGAAGAAGTTCGGCGATTAATTCGACAATTACCGTTCCGTAAACCATTTTGAATTGTTTCTTCCAACCGTCGCCGCTTAATTCTGTGGCTTTTAATTTCAATCCGCCTTTTAACCAAAGTTGAATCGATTCGCAAAGAAGCGTATCAAAGTCGGCCCATTCTTTTGCGCCCCAGCCTTTCGGAAAATGCGCGTTGTAATATCCGTCAATTCCTCCGTTTTTGCTGAAGAAGTCCGAGAATTCAAGCGGAATTAAACGTCTTTTGATTCCTCCGTCTTTTACTTCGTATGAATAGTTTGTTTGAAGAATTATTTTCGGCGCGTCTTCGACCGGTATGTCGATAACGTCCTTAAATAGTTTCTTTAATTTGAACGAACCGGTTGAAATTTCCTTCAGGAATTCAAAAGGGAATGTTTTCGGAATGTCTGAAATCGTAAAAACTTTTTCCCCGTTCCAGGACTGAAACGCTTTTTCATCGAACGACATTTGCGCCCCGTTTGTGTTTCCGTACGTTGTGATTTCTTTTAACATACTACAAAAAACGTTCTTCCCGCTTCCTCCCCCGTCCGTTGGATCAAGCGCTTTTTCAGTTAGTAAAACAAAATAACCGGTTGTTTCGTCTTTCCATTCGTGCGAAAGGTAACCGAGAATTTTTTTTGTGTAATCGTTCAGACCGCAAGCCTTTTGCAAAAAATCCGAATACATTTCAGGTTTTTTCGAAATCTTAAATTCCCGGTTCTTTATGTTATCAGCAAAAATAAGTTGATCGAATTCGTCGTAACTTTCCAAGTCGATTGAATCGGCCGTGATATGAACAACGCCGTTTTTGTAAAGTTTAAACGAATTGTATTTGTCGTCAGAAAGAATTAAATCTTTCGAAACAATTTCCAAACGGTTGATTGTGAAATCGGTTGATTTTTGGAAGAACGATTCTGTCGCGTCAACAATTTCGGTGTAAACGTCTTCATCTTCCGAAAAAATGTAATCGACCAAAGTATCTTGAAACTCGCGAACGCTTTGTTTGTGCAAGAATTTACCTTCTTTAATTCTGTAAAGTTCGCCGTTTTCCCCTAAGATTCGAAACCCTAATTCGTTGGCAACATTTACCAATTTGCCGCGACTGATTACGATTCCGTCTTGCTTGTTGAACTTCCAAAACTCCCCGAAAGGAATATCCGAAGTCATTTTTTCAATTACTTCCTGATAAGCTGCTTTTCCTTGTTCGGAAAAATTCGGCATCGGTGGACTCTTTCTTTCCGCTAATTGGCGCGCTCTTTTAATTTCAGCCACCGAGTCGGCACGACCGAAGCCGTTTTCAACTAACCAACGGTAAAGTTCTTTACCGGTCCAACCGTTGATTGTCTGAACAAGTGAACACGGCGAATAATTGCAATTCTGTTCAAGTCTTGCGTCTGAAGATGTAAAAATGTGATAAGAACGTTTGTCTTTAATAAACGAAGCCGAAACGCCGCCTTTTTTATCCGGTCGCGTGTAGTGGATGAACTGCGAGTTCGAACCGTCATATTTCCAGCCGTACTGTTCAATAACTTTTTCGCCTTCTTGCGAATTGTTAAAGTCTTCAAACGGATTGGTTGAGTAATAACGGTCTTCGCGTTGTGTTTTCGAAACACGTTCTTTTTTAACTTTCTTCTTTTCGTTAATGTCTTCAATAATTGCAAGAAGAACGGCAACTTCGTTTGAATTCAAAATCGGAATTTCAACGTCTTTAACGATTGAATAACCTTCGGACGGTGGACAAACAATGATCCCGCCTTCCCCTTTCAATTCGATTCCGGCTTCTTTTTCCCCGTCTTTGTATGCTAATTTTTTGGATCTTAACAATTCTTGTTCCTCCGACTGGCTGAATAAAATATGATAGCCGCCGGACTGGGTTTTATGAATTCTTAATTTGTCCCAAAGTTCCGGGTACATTTCGCGAAGCGCTGCGAAAAGTTTGTGTTCAACCCCTTCCCAATGCTTATTATCGATGTCAATCGCAACGGTACGGCGTGAAATTTGCCCCAAAACGATAGCAATCCATGACGTGCGGGACGCTTCGTAAATTTCATAGAATTGCGAAACTTTGATTCTGTTTGATTGCCATTTCTTCCAACCGAAGAACGGCGACTTTTTCGGAAGTGTCTTTGTTTCGGTCACTTCGTCACGGTCACGAACTGGGATAACGTTTATTCCTTGTTCGATTAGTTTACTAGCTTCTTTTATTACCTTTTCGTGTGTCATATTATTTCCTCCAAATTTAATTCAATGTCTGTTTGTTTTAAAGTGATTGCGAACTTTTCGTTGATAGTCACTTTCGGACCGATTCGTCCGTTGTTCAGCTTTCGCGCTTCTTTGATTATTAATTGACCGTTTCTTATTTCTAGTTGTGTAATTCTGATTTCGGTCATGTTAAAAAAGTCGTTGTTGTGCCGAGTGTTGTTTAAATCGTTTCATTGCGGCTTCGAAATAGTCTTTGTCTAATTCGCAAGCGGTTAAGTCAAAACCTAAGTTGTGACAAGCGATTGCGATTGAGCCGCTACCTAAGTGAGTGTCGAGGATTTTAACGTCTGAATTTCGGCAATCCGAACAAAGTTCGCGTTCTTGCTCTGAATGTTTATGATTGCATTTTCTTTGCGCGTAGTTTATTAATAACCATTCGTAAAGCTTGACGGGTTTTTGTGTTGGATGGATTTTATCTCCGGTTGAGCTTTTCCCCTCTAAATTTCCGTAATATCTATAATCGAATTGTTTCGCAACTTTATCGAATGAAGTCCAAGCTAATTCGCCATCGGCAAAATTTGGAACGGGATTTCCTTTGTGCCAATAAATAAAACCCTTTCCGCCATAATTCCAAATAAAAGGAAAGTAATTTCCACCCCAAACAATTTGGTTTTTTGAAACTCTGAACAGTTCGTTAAAATATTCTTCGTTTGGAATTCCTTCATCCCAATTGCCCTTTTTGTACTGATTACTTATATACTTTTCGCCATTTGAAGCGGTTGAAAACCTATTATACTTCGCGAAATCTAATCCATACGGCGGGTCGACAATCGCAAGGTCGAAATAGTTATCCGTATACCTCGCCATTAATTCCATGTTGTCTTCGTTCGTTATTTTCATCGTATTAAAATATCATTAAATTTCAAATTCGTATTCGCTTCGTTGTGACGTAAAAATCCGTTTTTGTAGCCGCACAATTTAGCAAAATTTTTCAAATAATCTTCGCCTTTTGCCCTTGCAATTCGCAAACAATATTGTTTTTTCCCGCTAAACTCCCGGTAAATAAACAATTCGGATTCCTCCAGTTCCGAAATTCTTTTTCCTCGAATTCCGTTGAATTTGTCGGTTAATTCCTTCAAAACGGTTTCGGGTTCTTCCTCCGGTTTTTTAACCTCCTGGAATTTATGGCCGCAGCTCGGACAAACAAGTTCAGCACGTTCGCACATAAACCCGCAATCGGGACAATCGCGCAAATCGGACATTTCCAATTTTTGTCGAGGCGGTTTTTTATCGCACCAAAGTTTGTCCCATTCTCGGTCGGTAATCCATAGACCGTGACGTTTCGCGTTTTCCCCGTAATCAATTACAGTGAATCGGTCTTTTCCTTCAGCGATACGCGAACCACGTCCAACCATTTGCAAATAAAGCGGAAGCGAAGTTGTCGCCCGGTTCAAAATTACTAAATCAATCGAAGGAAAATCGAATCCCTTTGTCAACATTCCAACCGAAACGCAAACGTTGACGTCTGAACTCGTTTTGAATTGGTGCATATCAAAGGCCGCCGATTCGCTTTTCGAATGAATTGAAACCGCTTTGAAGCCTAAACCATTGAGCGCGGCGGTTGTGTTGTCGGAGTGTTCAACGTTTGAACAAAAAATGATCGCTTTCTTAAATTTGAATTTCTTCAAGTCGTCAAAAATACCGTTGTAAACTTTTGCCGTTTCGAAAATTTCGCGTTGCTGCTGCTGATCGTATTCGCCCCCTTTTATTTTTAATTGGTCCACCCCTTCAACAACACGGGCGAAATGGTAATATGGCGACAAATATCCGTTTTCAACTAACCAAGACGGCTGCTTTCCGATTGAAATATCGTTGTAAATTTCGGTCAAGTGTTTTGCCTCCTTCCATCGCGGCGTTGCCGTGAATCCAATTATAAAAGAATTCAACAACCTTTTCAAAACTTTCGTTGACGTTCCGATATGGGCTTCATCATTGATAACAATTAAATTCTTTCCGAGCGCTTCGAATTGGTCCAATATTGCTTTGCGTCGTGCTAATGTTTGAGCCATTCCAACGTAAACTTCGCCTGAATAAACGAACAATTCTTTTATTCCGGCTTTGATTTCCACCACTTCCGAAAATTCTTCAGTGATTTGTTCAAATATCTTTCGCGACTCTGTCAGAATTAAAACGGCCTTCCCTTTTTTAATTGCTTGGTGTGTTATCCAAACAAAGGTTTTCGTCTTTCCTGAACCAGTAGCGGCGCACGCAATTACCCGCCCGGACTGGGCGAGTTTTCGCGATACGTCTTTCGCCAATTCTTCTTGGTATGGACGAAGTTTAAAATTCATCTTTTGGCTTTGAATCTAACATTTGAAAATTAATAACCTGAATGTCCGTTGCGTAACGTGTTTGTCCGTCCTTTTCGTAAC